GACTATCTAGTAACAGCTTGAGGCTGCTCGATGATAGTGCTATCTTGTTCAATGCTCCGTAGTAGAACTCATCATCTACTGCTTTATCGATAAGCCACTGCTGATCGTAGTCTGTTCCATCTAGCATCAACATGATACACAAGTTAAGATTTCTACTAATTCATAGACTGCTATCATAGCAATCATTCCTAGAATAACCATAGTCTGCAAGAATGCAACTACCGCTACTTTGTTCCAATCAATCTTTTTCATCTCTCTCTTTTTTAAGATTATGAAGGCAATATACACAAAATAGTTTTAATAACTACTCCTCCTCATCAAAAAAAGTTCTACCTATAAACTCCTCTAGGTCATCTACCCTCTTGGTAAGTGTGCGTATTTGGTTTAGGGCTATGCCCAAACCTATTCCAAATAATACTAGTATCATTCCTTTATGGTATATGGTAAGACTTCAAACACTAGATCCTCTACATCCTCGAACTTCAAGTAGGTGAACACATCCTGAGCGTTCCATCTACCTACCCACTTATGCAGTGCATCATCATAGGGTATGTAGTTCCTACGCTCTACCTTGTCTTTATAGAATGGCTCACATAGTTCAATGGCTCTTACCCTCAGATGTTTCTTACGAAACACATAGAACGCATCAGGGAACTGGAAGGCTATGAAGTCTGCCTTGCTCTTTTTAGAACACCAGCCATCACCTCCCCATACATTAACGAACTCTAGGAGGATATATCCTGAGAGGTGCATCTTCTTTAGTCCCTTAACATCTACTCGCTTCTCTCCCCAGTAGAAGTCGATGTGCTTCTTGTCATCTTCTAGGTTGGATTTGAGTGCGCCAGTGATCTCTTTGAACAGAGCTTCACCAGTCTTACCCACTTCAACACAGACTTTCGTACGGCTTTCGGTTAGCTTTCGCTTATCTTTTAAGTAGTTACGCAGTTGCATCTACCAGCTCTTGCAGCTCTCTCATCCATTGCATCCAGATCTTAGGACTGCAAGTACAGGAGACATCGAACTTGTGGTTGAATACTCTAGAGTGTATCGTAGCAATACGCTCTCTATCCTCGTATGGAATGATACGCTTTCTTAGAACGCCTCCTGATAGATAGGTACGCTCATCATCAGTCAAGCACTCTGGCTCACGCTTATAAGGGAATAGGTTGTTTAGTTTCTCCTTACGCTCATCACATCCGCAGTCCTCACCGACTACTGCTTTGACAGCTGCCTTGATTCCTGTTGCTGTGGTGATCTTCTCTATCGTATCACCTAAGCCCTTAGATTTTGTCGAAGTCTCCGTTTTGGAAGTCTTGGAAATCTTCTTTGATTTTTTGGTAGATTCTTGCTTTCCCATTTTTTATCGTGTTCTTGATACTTGTTAAACCTATCTCTGAGTCTCTATGTAGCTTGTTCATAGATGTGCCGTTCATGTGGATTCGCATCATCTTTGCATCGTACCAATGGAACTCATCGAGTTCTTCTTCCATGTAGTTGATCAGTTTCTCCATTGCTGCTTTCTGCTCTGGGTACTCCTCGAACTCTATCTGATCGTGAGTCATATCTTCGATGCTCACCTTATTGATGCGCTTCTTCGTGCGCTGGTATTTGAGTGCTGTGTTGATACAGCTACGATAGACATAAAAAAAGTTAAGGGAGTCCTCCTCGTAAAAGTTGGTTCTCCCTTCGCTCTCTAATTCTAACAGCCGCAGAAACACCATCTGCACTATGTCAGATGCTATCTCATACGAACCATCGGTGTACTGCTTAATGAAGCCTGTCAGCCTCTTAAAGTTCTCTCTGTAAAAGTTCTCTATGTTGCCCACGACACTTGTATCATAAACAAACCAACGGCAAGCTGGATCAGGTGTAATCCATTCAGTTCTTCAGTCTCCTCATAGTAGGCGTAGTTCACGCCTAACATCACACCAGTAATCGGACTAAACTCTATCTGCATATTGGTTTTTGTTTTCCTTTTCCAATATACGACACTTATCAACTAATTCTTCACAATGTTTTTTTAAGTTATTCACTTCATGCTCTAACTCAGTTATATACATCTTCTGTCTGGTCATTAAAGCAGTCAGCTTGTTCGTGCTACGAACCTCGTGTGATGGATTCTCTATGAGCATCTGTTGTGCTGTCTTATAGAAGAATCGATACATCTCTGACCAGTTGTAGTTCTCCTCGTGTTTCTTATTAGCGTGATGCACTGAGCTGTGATCCTTACCAAATATCCTACCAATCTGCATCAAGGTCATATACTTACGCATAGCAACCATCATCGCTGAACGAGCGAATACCTGATCTTCTTGTCTCGTTCCATTAGGAACTACTCCTATCTCCTCGTAATATGCCTCCAGTAGTGTTGTTAGTTCTTCCATTTGATCTCGTTTTCTTTATCTATTATTTTTTGAAATGGTATTCTGTGCAGCTTTCCTGTTGAGGTGTTTCTCACGATGTAGTAGCTACTGCCTACATCAATATCTGATTCTTCGCCATCGAGCCTCGTTTGGAAATAGGCGTGAGTCTCAATACATATGAACTCCATACCATTAATCTCGAACCGCTGCCGATCGTTCATCTTTCTCTTAAAGTCCATTTTTTATAAGCATCAAGCAAGTCATCAATCCCTCTCTGTAACAATCTGTTCCTATTCCTTGTCTTATTTCACTTTCTAGAAATATCTCCAACACCTCTAGTTCTCTTTTATAGTCTCTCTGTTCCATCTTATCGTTTTTTACAAGCCACAATATCCGCTATCACATTCATTGAAGTCATCATCAAATAGTTCAAACTGAGAGTTCCAAGCCTTAACCTCATCGTAGGTAATGTCGCTGCGCCATGTTGCTCCGTTTGTACTCTCTCTTTCTCGTTTAGCAAACCACTCTAACTTGTTAGGATGCTTCTCCCACATCTTCTTTAAGAGCATTGGGTTTTTATGAAAGCACCCTACGCAGTTGTTCATCCAAGCAAAACGCACAGGCTTGTCCTTCCAGAACTCCTCAATAGTGTCCTTAAACAATCCAGCTTCTATTAAAGGGAACGCTGGTTTTTGATAGGGAACATTCTCCCATTTGTTTCTACCGCTTGGGTGCTTCTCAAATGTTGCTTTAAACTCTGAAAGACCATCATCATTACAACGCTCAAGCATATTCTTTGCTCTACGCATTTCATTTGCTCTAAACCCAATACGAGTTTCTACTGGCTCTCCTATATTTTCTGCCCACCAATAGAACATAGGTTCTATCTTCATCTCAATAGTACAGAATCGCTGCACTTTGTTTGGGAGATATACTTTAGTACCCCCTGCGTTCCTTTTGGTTATATCATCAAAGGTCTTACCAGTTACCCATGTGATCGGTCTGCCTATGAACTGCTCAAGGTCAAGCATAGTGTAAATGATGGTGTCATCTTCTGCCGTTCCAATGAATGGTGCTTGGATTCTATCCTCTACCTCCTTGCGTATCTTCTCATCTGGGAACTTGCAGTTCTTATCTTCTATGCGTACCAATGAGAACACATCGTAGTCTGCTGGATAGTTTGCTGCTATATAGCTAGAGGTCTTGCCTCCTGATAAGCTGTTGAGTGTTTTCATATTATTAAAATTCATCCATGTATCTCTCTAGCGACTCTTGGAGTCGTGCGTTCTCTTTCTTGAGGTCGTAGACCTCTTGCTTCAGTTTTCCGTTCTTTATCCTCGCATCTAAGATCAAGCGATCTAGAGTAGTGAAGTAGTCGGTGATGTGTCGATAGACTGCTGCTGTATCAGCACAGATATGAAATACCTCCCACAGCTGTTCCTTGTTCATCGCTTCCTGTTCACTCAGCTCCTTACTTAGGTAGTCCAAGCACTTGAATAACTCGGCTTCCTTTTCCATGTAATACAATCTATTACCCTCAAAATGGAGATCCATCTATCTGTATTTCTTTAGTTATTAAATCCTTTCCGTTGATACGAAATCCGCAGTTGCCTTGTGTACTTTCTATTCGGATAGGGTGGTCTAGTGGTGTCGGTCTACCTCCACTCTCTAACTCCTTGACCTTACGAACATGAATGTCTGTGTAGATCCAGTCTCGCTCGTGCTGCGTAAAACGATGAAGCACAATCAGTTCATCGCTGCGGTTGGCGAATTTACCGCCTCCTTCAATATCACTCGCCATAGGAGGCATAGTGTGGTTAGCGTATTCATGTGAACCCTTGTAGACCTTTCTAAGAGCCTCAGTCGCTGGGTGAGTATTCAGTATTGTAGTAACTCCAAACTCCTTGCAGAACTTACGCAAGTGGCTTGTAACCTCGTAGTGGTATTCGTGTGTTGATATACCCTTGAGATCTTCCTTGCGGATCGTTAAGCTGTTGTACGGATCAATCATCATTCCCTGAAACTCCCAAGCATCATAGATCTCCTTTGCAATGTCGAGTAGTTCAAACGCATTGACTATCAACTCTGAGTCGATGAATGCCCAGTGTCCCTCTACAAAAGCATGGTGTCTCCAGAAGGTCTGCTCATCTATTTGGTTGATAGGCTTACCAGCTAGGAACTCTATCAGCTTACGCTGTAAGGATTGCACCTCATTCTCTGAGGAGTAGATGAGCCACTTCGTTCCGTTCTCTAATGTGTGGAGCAGTTGGAGGTAGGTCATTGTGTGAGTCTTTCCGACATTAGCGTGTCCTGTTACTACAATGAAGTTACCCTTCTTGAAGCGGAGGTATTCATCTATCTCTGGCGCACCGAATCTCGATGCTTCTGCTATCTTACCTTCTCTCGCTCTCTCTAGATAGCGGAGTGTCTTATCGGATTGTATTATGTGTTTGTGAATCATTCTTCTAAATTAACAATGAATTTTTAATATCCTACGACT